AAGCAAATTGGGGGCGTTCTCTAGTTGTTGTTCGTTGAAATCGTCGCTAGTAATCTCCAATCTTAAAAAGTCGTTATTATAGATTTGTCGAGCGTGGCCAACACCTTGTGTCCAAATAGTAACTAGTCTTTCAAGCTCACCCATCAGTTGTTGTTGGCTCTGCATACCTGAAAGATTAGCGTCAATGCTTTCCAATACGGATAATTCTCTCTCAGAAAGTGCGCCCAATCCAGAAGCCCCTGATTTACTAGCATCTCTCATTGCCTTTAATTCATCTAGTCCCAAATTGGATTTCAGTTTTTTCAACTTTTCCTGTATATCTTTTTGTTTTGAACCGGGCCAAAGCGTTAGGAGTATATTAGCTAGTTTGTCACCCCCATATAAATTGGGGTTAGCTCTAAGGGCTTCTAAAAGAGTAGTAGCTTCTTTTATATTTGCAGAAAATCTATTGATTGTCCGAGCTGTGGATGCTTGTAACTGAGGAAGTTCTTTTATGAACCCCTCTCTTTCTTCATAATCGGCTGCGCTCATTGGCAGTTCTGGGGTTTCTGTACTACCATCTTCTGCTGTTTTTATAGCCCTATCCGCTGCACTTGGATCAAGCCATTTTCCAGTTACATTATTAAAAAATCCCGGTTCGCCGTTTGGCATAATTGCTTGTACAAAAGTCTCCCTAGTCGTTTCATTAAAGAGTGCATCATTTTCGTCAACCTGTACTTTAGTCCATTTATCAGGATCAGGTATGTCTGGAGCTAACTCCGCTTGAATTTTTGCAGCCTGTAAAGGATCTACCCCAGCACCATGAGCAAATGTACCGGCTAACGCTCTAGGCATTACTGTCCCCTCCATATTTCCCACTAAACTAGCATACGCTTCAGGCCGAGTAACACGCTTGCCTAAAAGGAAATCTCCAAGACTAGCAAGACGACCAGAAATAGGGCCAGTTGGTCTTGGATTGACCACATTCGGAGGTATACTTATTCCTCCTAGAATAGATTGAGTGAAGGCAGCTTTGTTTGCTGCTTGTTCTGCCTCTATGTTCGCTGCTTGTCTATTTTCTCTACCAGCCATAATAGCAAGAGCTAATTTTTCCATACTTTGAAGATAAGGATCTACTGTACCAAAAGGATTTCTTTCATTAACTTGAATAGGAGATAAAGCTCCCTTCAACATACCTCCCCCATATGCTCGTTTTCTAGCAATACTTGGTTTTGCAATAAACGTTGTCATGCTTTTATCCCCTTCCTATAAAGGCTGCCGCCAGTGAAGTTGGAATATTTAAAGCTCCGGCTTGTTGCTGTTGCGCTCCTGAATATCGTGCTAAAGCGTCTTGTTGTTGCATAGCTGCGATATTTCCAAAATCAACAGGGGCAGGGCCGGCTACTCCACCAGGACTTAAAGCTGGCCCCATAGCCGCAGACTGCGTAAACGGTGTTTGCCCAGTAAGGAGAGCAGATAACTCAGACATAGGCTGTTGCCTTTGTGTTAATCGTTCTGCTATAGCTCGATCTCTAGCTTGCATCTGCATATCTCGCTCTGCTCTAGCTTCTTGAGCTAATTGCGACCTTTGTTGACCAGCTACATCAAACTCAGCACCAATTTCAGCTAGTTGCTGTCCTCGACCTGTCAGTATATCTCCCATTTGACCTCTTGCGTACTGCTGACCTTGCATCATAGAATCGGTAGCAAGCTGAGAAAGGGTATCACCTTTCTGTTGTCTGAATCGTTCAATCTCTCGGTTGTAAGCCTCAGAACCAACAGGTAAACCAGACGTAATTAACTGCGTTCTTAGGTTTTCTTCTGCCCTATCAAACTCAGGAGATATACGGCCTAATGCAGACTGGTAGAACTGATCTGTTGCTTGGCTTGCCATATTTTGTAGTCCACTAAATTCAGGTAACTGATATGTAGCTCCTGCTGTGGAAAACTCAGGCATAGCACCCACAGTATCTTGATAACTAAAAGCTCCTGGCTCTGCTGGTAATCCTTGCGTAGTATAAGCTGAAGGGTCTATCTGTCCTAGTCTCTGTGCAGATAAGGTTTGAAGCCCACCTTGAATACCTGCATCTCTTTGACGCATCCGTTCATATTCTGGAGCAAGCTCTTGTGTAATTGCAAATCGGTCTTGACCTGGCTCGCCTATATCTAAATATCTTGAAGTTTGATATGGAGTAACAACATCAGGTCTTGCTATTTGAGCAGACAACAACGCTGCATCACGGTTAGCTCCTGCCTGTTCTTTTCCTATCTGCTGATAATTTACAGGAGGTGGTGGAGAAGGTGAGGAGAACATATCTTTAATGAAGCCCATAACCTACCTCTTTTCTTAATATAACAGCTATTTTATCATAGCCTTCAAGGGCTTTTTCCCAACCAGGTCGCCCAATTATTTCAATCATAGTAAAGCCTTCCTTAATGGCATAGCGTTGTATCTGTTTTTCAACATCTACAAGTTCGTCTAAAGCCCCACCAGCAAGGCCAATTCTTAATACATTTTCAAATGCTGACGTTATAGCAACGGAATCACCGCTTTCAAATAATTGATAGTCTCCTTTTAAAAGACCAATCTCAACCTCTTTCCTATCTACTCCTTCAAATGGAGCCGTAGCAGGTTGTATCTTTCTCCATAACCTGTCTGATAAGATCATAACCCTAAACCTTTTTCAAACCGAACATCTGTAGCTAACCACCGCACACTTTGTAAAGTGGTTGATGTACGAATACGGACAGCAGCGTTCCACCCTATATCAGCGACAGAACGCCAACTTTGAGTAGTTGTTATGGGGGCAGCCCAATCCGCTGTATCCCAAGAGGCAGTATCCCATGTGGAAGCAATACTTGTAGATGTACTACTTTCAAACAACATTGTTCCGTCTTTGTAATCCGTATCAAACCCTACTGAAACGGTCAACTCTCTATCGGAAGCAAATACAGGTCTTAATGCAGTAAATCTTTTAGGGCCATCTCTACCACCGAAATAAATAAACTTTGTTTTTGCGACAGCTTCGATAGCAGAACCAGCGTCAGATGTTCCGTCATCAGCTTTATACGTTTTGGTCTTTCCACCAAAATGTAAATCTCCATTAAACATAGCCCAACAATAAGCGTTTTGCCCTCTAAATCGTGACCATGCTCCAGTTTCTAAGTTTACAATAAGTTGATTGAATGAATCGATTGTTGCATTTGGCACATTGAATAAGGCATATCCGCCTTTTGCGTAGACAATCCCTTCCCATCCAAAAGAGGCATTGTATGTTTCAACAGCAGTATTCCATGTACCGTTTATTTTGCTTGTTAAAGCTACATTCGGTGCAGATTCTCCTGTACCCATTATCTGCGTTAAAGGAACAACGCCACGTTCTGTAACAAGATAACAGTCTGAACCAGCAGTAAGCATACAACGCCTACCAATAGGTCTGCCTACAAAAAATACTCCGACCAATGCCCAAGCATCTGCTGAAGCAGGGTTTGTTCCACTATATACAGCGACCTCACCTTCAGATGAATAGAATATAGCTAGATCATCTGGGCCAGAACCACCATCTCGTGTCCATGTTTTGATAGCCATTAAATGACCACCACGAGAAAATACAGAACCTAAGTTAAATGTTGAGACAGTTCCAGCTACAGAATCTACAGGTAGATAACCAAAAGAAAGACTCCCAGTCATGGTTAGCAATAATCGCTCTTTAAATACCTCAACTCCAATTATAGTTGTGGTCGTTACGCCTGACATAGAGGGAGTTGCCCAGGCTGACCCGTTGTAGTGGCGTGGTGCATCTGCACCATTACATATCCATAAAAAACTACCACCACTTGTTGTGATATTAACGCTTTGAAATCTTGCGTTAGTTAAGCTAGAAATCACCGCTGACCCAACACCGCCAGCACTTGTAACTTCGTAGACTTTAGCACCTGTGGCGGCAAACATTTTATTTGCACTCGCAGAATTATATACCAAAAGACTTTCAACAGCAGCGTCTAGCCCTGTTGCGTGTTCAGACGAACCACCTCGCACTTGCACATGAGAACGACCAGCGAAGAAGTTGTCCAAACGTAAAGCATCTGTGTCGCCAACCATATCAACAGCATCACGAGTATTCAGACCCCCAATAGGAGCTGTTACTGAGATATTATCGGCTGTTGGTTGTCCTACCATTTAATTTAGACCCTTCTCCAACCAGACGGAGCAACATACCCCAAAGATGGAGCCTCAAATCTTTCCCCAGTCATATCGTTTACAAACACATCTGGATAAGCTCCAGGGCTTATAAATGTTGCTGGCTCTGAAAACCCTTCTGGTGTTGGCATATGCTGAATACCAGAACTATAGGGAGGAGGTTGAGAATCAGTAAGCCCTAATCTCCACGCATATTCTGGACTTAATGATGCTACCCTTTCTTGGTATTTTTCTTCTTCAGTTAATTCTGTATCAGGATCATCAGGATCACCAGATACAGGAGGAGCGTTAGCAATAGCGTCTGCTAACATTGCAGCCTCTTGTTCTTCTTGTTGTGCTTCTTGCTCTAACTCCCAAGGCGTTCTGCCACCATGTCTTTGAGCGTATTGCTGTAATGCTGGGTCAAAATCTTCAATAGGAGGTTTTCTACTTTCGTAAAATCTTTGATAATCATATATAGCTTTATCTATTTCTTCCGGAGTTTTTGCAT